TGGCGGCGTATCGCTTATCTCAATTATCACGACGGCGTATACTGTAAGTGCATCGTGGCAAGACGGTAAAAACAATCAAGATTGGACCAATGGAGATGTTTAGTTTAGGATTCTGGCAGTTTGCCGGAGAACGTGCAATAAAGACCTTTGCTCAAGCAGGAGTCGCTTTTTTAGGCGGCGGAACTGTAGGGCTGTTTACTGTTGACTGGGTAGGGTTCTTCAGCATTGCTGCTGGCTCTGCCTTGCTGTCAATACTTACTTCGATTATTACTAAGAAGTAGCGCTAAGCTTCTTTCTTATTCGGTTGCGCTCTCTTGTGTTGACGCCGCCCCAGATACCGTGCTGCTCGTTGTTTACCATTGCAAACTGTAGGCATAGCTGCCGCACAGGGCAGGCTTTGCACATAATTACAGCGGAGTTTCTGTGACTGCTTGTACTGCCGCCTTCTGGAAACCATGCCTCGGGGTCGCTCTGCTGACATGAGGGCGAGCCTGTTCTTTTTATGCCGTCGGCAAGAGCTGTCAATGCTTGTTCTGAGTTCATAAACGAAATGTAACTTGCAGAATCTGGTTTGTCAAATCAACGTTCATCTGCCGAAGTGCCGCCCCAAACGCCATGCCTCTGGTCAGTCTCTACCGCAAACTCAAAGCACTCGTTGATAATCGGGCAAGAGTGACATAAAGCCTTTGCAGCCTTAGTTGCTGCTGCTCGCAATTCAGTCGTATCTAAATCTTCCGGGAAGAACAGGTCGGGTAATCGCTCGCAAGGCACGCCACCTTCTTTGTGGATGCTTTGTAACAGTTTGACATATCTTCTTGTAATCTGTCCGTTGCTCATAGTAATGTTCACATTACCAACAAAAGGAGATGAATATGGAATTTTACGCACCGGAAACATTGAACGGGGCAAGACTGCTCGGTGTATACCCTCCGGGAAGCCCTGAGTGGCACGCTGAGCGGTCTTTAGGTATCGGTGGTAGTGAAGTAGGCACCATACTAGGTTTGAACCCGTGGGAGAGCGCCTATGCTCTTTGGGCTAAGAAGCTAAACCTAATACCGTCAGAGATAAAAGAGAACTGGGCAATTCGGTTCGGTAAAGCTTTTGAAGCTCCAATCCTTATGCTCTGGGCTGAGGAATACCCCGAGTGGGAAGTCTTTGAGACTGGCACCTACGAAGATGAGCATTGCTCTTACCGACGCGCTAACCCTGACGCTATTGCCAAGCACCGAGTGACTGGTGAGCTAATGGTCATTGAAGTCAAGACGGCTAGAACAACTTGGGATGATGTGCCTAGCGCTTACGTGGCTCAAGTGCTTCACTACATGGGCGTGACCAAGATAAAGAAAGGCATCATCGTTGCAGTTGCAGGAATGACTTGGAACGAGTACGAAGTGCCTTACAACCAAGACCAGATAGACGTGCAGAACACTGCTCTAGAAAGGTTTTGGAATTCAGTCAAGACGGAAACTAAACCCAACTGGGACGGCTCAGAAGCCACTTACAACGCGGTCAGATACATGAACCCCGAGTTTCAGGGTGTAGAGGTTGAGCTGGGACCCCTTGGCGAAGAACTCTACCGCGCTCAGGTAGCAGCAGATGAGTGCTACAAATACCTAATGTTGCTCAAATCAAGGACCTTAGATACTATGGGTTCTGCAAAGTGGGGAGTGGTAAACACTGTCCGTGTAGCATCACGACAACTCAGAGGCGGGTCCCCGTCGCTGATAGTAAACAAGAAAGCAAACCTATGAGTGAAGAAAGAGAATCAGAGCCTCTAGAGATAGGGCTTGGCAGCTACGTTGGACTCCGCAAGGGGGACACTTTAATCACCGGACTGATAAACGGCATGAAGCTGGCAGACGGAATCCTAGAGCGCATCTCGCTAGAAGAAATAGACCTGTGGTTCTACATGGACGCAGGCTGGGGATTTATAAAAACCGAAGAAGAAACAGAGGATGAAGATGAAGTTTGATTTAAGCAAGTACAGCACAGTCGCAGAAAGACTGGCTAAGTTTCACGCAGACCACGAAGATGGGCGAATCGTCACTGAGTGGATAAACGCAAACGAGTATGATTCTTGGGACGCAAAAGACCCTAACGTAAAGCGAATCTGGGTTATCAAGACGTCTCTGTACCTAACTGCTGGCGACCAAGCCAACAACCTACCTAAAGCCACTGGACACGCATTTGAGATAGACGGTGGACCGGGTGCAAACCAGACCTCCGCCATGGAAAACTCAGAATCGTCAAGTCTTGGGCGAGCGCTAATGGTCATGGGTTACAGCATGAACAAAGACTCAAACACTTTGGCATCTAGGGAAGAAATTGAGAAGGTAGAAAGAGTTGTCTTGCAGAGGGCTCGCGACTATGAAGCAGAGGCATCTAAACTTACAGATGTAGACGGATTACGCTGGCTGTATGCGAAAGCAAAAGCAGAAGGCGTGTCTACCGATGTATTAGAAAGGCTGGCTGAACGTGCAAAATCATTCAGTGCTGAAAGCGAAGATTCGGGAGACCGAGGAAGCGTATCACCTAGCAAGAAAGCTGGGAAGGCATGAGCTGGCTAAGTTCTGGAACCAAGAAGTCATCTATTATTTGTTGGTGCTAAGTGCTGCACTCAGAGATAATAAAGGAGATAGCGGACCTGACGGCGGAGAACCGCCGGGGGTCTGAGGCTCTATACGAGTGTGAAGTCCGACTAGCCGAAGCAGAAAACACGCTAGACCTAATCGAACAGAAGGCGTTTATACGGGCTGAAGGCACCGTGGCGGATAGAACTGCCCTTTCACGCCTAGAAGCCGCTGACGCACGCTTACAGCGCGATTTACGCAAGGCTGAGGCCAACCGAGTCCGTGTAAAGATTCGGTCACTGGAAAGCGCACTCATGGCGACAGCCACTCAAGCCAAGCTAATGCAAGCCGAAACGCGACTGTGAAAGCGGCAGAAACGCGCAAGCTACGCGCCCGTGACCTGTGGTGCTGGCACTGCGGCGAATCTGACAACCTTGTTCCACACCATGTCCAGAACAGAGGCATGGGCGGCTCTAAGATTGCAGACAACCTACAGAACGTCATTCTCATCTGCTCTGAGTACAACGGACGGATGGAAAGCGACGCTAACGTCGCGGCTGAGGCAAGGGACTTCGGTCACAAAGCCTCTAAGTTCTCGGCACCCGGTCACCCGATACTCGACTACACACGTCGTATCTGGTACTCACTTGACAAGCAGGGCGGCAAGCACGAAACTGAGCCTCCCAGCTACCTTATCTAAGAAAGGAACCTAATGAGCATTTCAGCTTTGGCACTCTCGCTTTACCACTCAAAGTCAACATACTCTAACCGACTGGTCCTAATTGCGATTGCCAACTTCGAGGGGGAAGAAGGAGCGTGGCCAGCCATAGAAACTATTGGCAGGCTTGCAGGGGGCATAAACAGAAGAACAGTCCAGCGCTCTATAGACGCTTTGATGGAGCTAGGCGAACTGACTGAAGAACGCAGAGAGGGTATTACCAACAGATACCGGATTACACTTACCTGTCCTGACGATTGCGATAGAAGCTCTCAGCACCGCAAAAAGAAGGGGGGTGGTGTGGAGACCACCCGTGTACAAATACTACAGGGGGGGATGGCATCTGCGACACAGGGGGGTGGTGTCCAGACCACGGGGGGGGTGGTGTGGAGACCACCCGAACCATTAGATAACCATCAAAGAACCATTACTAGAACCGTCAGGGCAACAAGGTTGCCGGATGAATGGGAACCCAATGACAAGTTGATGGCTATGTTTGTGACTAAATGGCCGGACGTAGACACTCTCCTACAAACAGAAAACTTCTGCCTTCATTGGAGGTCTAACGGAAAGCCGATGAAGAACTGGGACCTTGCGTTTCAGAAATGGATGAACACGGAGCAAGATAGAGCTAAGCGCTTTGCTAGAACTCGTAATGACAGAGAAAATCAAAAAATGGAACAACAACGAATAATGAAGGAGTGGGGCAATGAATCTTAATGAGACAAAGATGCTGCTAAAAGAAATAGCGGTCCTTGACAACAGAAGGCTGGATGAGACTATGGCCTCTGCTTGGCAATCAGTTATTGGACACCTAGAATTTGAAACAGCTAGGGCTGCGCTGATACTCGCAAGGCAAGATGCAACTATAAACTACCTAGAGCCTCGTCACATTGTCTCTTGGGCTAAGGAAGCTAGGCATCGCGCAACTAAGAATGTCAACGATGAGCCAGCCCCTGCTAACGTCGCACCTGAGCCAATCTGTATTCACCAAATAAAAGTAATGTCGTGTACAGACTGTTGCAGAGCCTTAGCGAAGAAAGCAGACGAGTGGCGGATGTTTGAATCAGTGAGCAAGGACAATGACTTTACGGACTTCATGTTCAAATCGCAGACACAACTTCACACATGGGCCAAAGAAAACATCTATAGTTGAAGTGTGTTTGAATTCGTTGACTGTCATCGCTGCGGTTATACCTTTGAGGTGAATCGCAAAAGAAGAAAGTTGCGGATGCTTTGTCAAAGCTGTAGAGTAACAAAAGCAACAACAATAAGAACAGAAGATAAGGCTTGCTTGCCTTGGCACGGTAACTTCGGCGTAGATTTAGTCACACCGATTGACGACGAGGGAAACCCAGTACACCACGGCATCAGGACTTGTGGTAACAACGACTGTGTGCAGACGGCACACATAGAAGGGTAAGAACATGGCACAAATCAAGATTACAGACGCAACAGTAGCTTTCCTAAACTCAAAGGGCTTTACTGCTAAGGCTCAGGTTATGGTTCTAGGCGAGAAGCGCGACGAGTATTACAAAGTATGGACAGACGAGAAGTTCAGTGAAGGTGATGTTGTCGAGATTGTTGGCGACCTGTCATCTCGCGTCGAGGAATTCACAAGCAAGCGCACTGGCAACCTAGAGCGCACTGCTGCTATTCACATAAACAACCCCCTCATCAAGGCTGGCTCGGACGCTCCGTTCTGATGACTAAATTTGTAGGGCTGTTCACTGCAATGCTGCTTGTGTTACTTGGCACGCAGGCAGAACCTATCACTGGCACCATCGCCTTTGTGTGGGCAGCCCTACATCTCATCGCCGTCTACAGGGATTGGTATGTCAATCAAGATTGAGGTATTCGGCAACCCGGCACCACAAGGCTCTAAGAACATTTACCACGGCAGATTAGTAGAACAGTCAGCCAAGACTCTAAAACCTTGGCGCAAGGCCATAGCTCAGGCTTGTCACGATTCGGTAACAGATGACCACATA